AAGTAATACCAGCATGTTGTTTTTCAATTGCATTAATTGCTTCAACTTCTGACTTGTACTGTCTCAGTACTGGCAGAAGTTTTGAACTATCTGAGGCGATACTTTCCATGGCGTTTGTGATCTCAGCATTCGATTTACCCGCTTTTTGCAGTTCGTAGAATGTTTTGATGATCATCTTGATACCACCATCGGCATCATTAATATACTTGACAAATCCCTGAAGATTAATCCCCCATTTCTTGAGATCGGCACCGAATCCGCTCTCGCCGTCACGGAAAAAATCACCCATATGATCAAGGGCATCTTTGTTGAAATCGCTGAATTTGTCATATTCAATATTCAGTGAACCAAAAGCCCCTTGTAGCTTCTGTAGCTGCTCTACGGTCATACCAGAACTGTATGAAGCATCATTCAATACCTTCACATAGTCACTGGCTGCATTTACCTGACTGATTGTAATAGCTGTTAATGCACCGAACCCTGCACCTACTGCAAGTAGCCCTGTATTCATCCCGGCCAGCTTTCCAGTGATGTCACCGAAACCACCAGATAATGAAGCAAGCGAACCGCCAGCCTCACGACTGAATGCATTTAAACTGTTTCCGGCAGTACCTAATGCACGTTGCAGGCCAGTAGCATCACCGTTGATATTAAAAACTAATTGTTGATTGTTCCCTGCCATGTTTAGCCTCCATTGCCAGTACTGCCAGTAATGAATTGCATCATGGCTGACTGTTGTAATTGTTGTTGTGTCAGTTGTTTTTGCTCATCTTCCTGAATACGTTCATGTACTGTCTTATTTGAAAGCAGGCCGTACATATCCCAGTCATTAACACTGGCATTCTTCATGCCTGCTTCGGTTAAATTACCAGAGGACATTAAGATCAAATGAGCGAGATTCGAATATTTAATGTGTTCGAACCTTGCTCCCGATGGTTCAATACTGGAATCGTAAATCATCAGATATTCAAATAATTCTGGATCTAATGTTTCCAGTTCTGATGGACTCAATCCACGTTTGTTAATTAGTTTCAGGGTAAACATCAAACGTGGATTGCTTCTTATTTTTTTTCGATCTGATCCTGAATTTGTGGTTCGTCTGCTTTAGGCCACAATTTCATTACCTCATTGTTAATTTCAGCGACGATAAGAGCATCAATATAATTAACGTTAATTTTACCGTCTTCGTCAACATCAGAGAAAATAGGCTGACCGTCTTCATTACTGACGGTATAGAGTAAAGTACTTTTAGCATCAATGCACTTTTCGAAATTGCTGATAGCTGGTCGATGAATATGAAGTACTGCACCGTTCTTTAGGGTAACTTCGTGAAGTTCAGGTTTCAGGGCTGCAAATAGAGTATGAATATCCATTATGGCAGTAACCCCTGTGCTACTGCTGCACCGTCACAGGCGAAATTGAGAGTCATATTCACGACTTTGTCACGATCAGATTCAATTTTTTTCTCACTGATGAAACCGTTATATACGACGTATGACCCTGCTGTTTTTGTAGCGTCTGTGAAATAACTGAACTTCAACTGAATGCGAGTACCGTTCTCAAAGGCGGTAACAAGCTGTTGATGTACTGTGTTATCTGGCATCCAGTTGACCTGTAATGTTACGTCTGCGTTTGTTTTACTACCTACCAGTTTACGGTTATATGAGCTATTAAAACTCACTACCTCAATTACAGTTGCGGTGCTCCCTGTGCCTGGAAAAGCGGCAACCTCAGGAATTGATGTAAATGACGTTGCTACAGTCGGTCCGGCAGTACCGATACCTACTGTAATATTTGAACCTGTAAAAACGTCCATTGGAGTTGGCATAATGATGTCCTTATCATAGAGTTCAGTACTGGCATCCTTACCAGTACTGAATTGTTGTTTTCTTCTTATTTATTTAGTGCTGCAATCATTGCACGTAATTCAGCAATTTCATTTGCCATCGCTTCAATTTTTGCAATTGAATGATTTAGTGCAAGTGCCGTATCCATCATAATGACGTTATTATCGAGTGCCAGCGTATCATCTTTATCACAACGATTTCCTTCATCATCATATTCTGGTGCGGCTGGAACCAGTTTAACGTACTCGCTATCAATATCGCGTAATGCGTCCTGTGCAATAATACCACGGCGTTCACGCTCCATCGGATCAAAGTTATATACGAAAGTACATGGCTTCAGCTTTTTGATATTTTCATAGGATGCTTTACCGTCATCATAATTAATATCATGTTTCAATGTTGCGTCAGAAGTTGCTGCTTTCTGGAATGTGTAATTGCCACCAAAGCCACCATCGCCACTCGCCGAAGTAACCAGATCCCCCTGAACGGGCGTAAAGTACCAATAACGTGTTTTGGCACCATTATCCCCAAACTGGGTCATTGCGGTATTACCCCAGCTCGCCGTACCATTACCGACATTCCCCCACATTGTTCGAAGGTTATAGCCCCCGCCGTGCTGATACCCCCATGAAATCCCCGCTATAGCACCATTCCCCGGAGTGTCTATTGCTGTATCCGCGAAATAGGCGGCATAGTGGGGCTGGGCTGAGTTCCACCACGAGTTCACAGCAGGACTGCCCATAAACATACGTCCCGAAAATTGCACGTTGCCGTTGGACATAAAATCAAAATATCGTGATTGTGCCGTATCGGTTCCACCACCTGTCTGGTTCACAAACAGACGAGCTATAGAGTAATCCCACTCAATACGTTTAATTGATTGCAAATAAGCGGATGTTTTTTCAACACCATTTACTGTGTACAGTGATTTTAATCGACCACCATAAACAGTACTGCCAGTACCCGGTAAGGTTGCATCATTATCTGTAGCTGTAAGATGTGATGTAGTAAGGTCGCCTGTACTGGATAACGTCATAGCATCAGTAGTATCAGTTGTTCCGGTTGCAATCCTGTATGTCGTTCCCTGAACAGTTTCATGGAATGTAGCATCACCTGTACCACCACGGAATTTACGCAGATATGATTTATTACCTGCCGCACCGGAACTTAACGCAGTATAACAATATGTCGTCTGTGTAACCCCGTCCTGAATAATACTGTTACTTGTGGTCAGAGTACCTGTAACGGCTAAAGTACTTGATACACCTACTGCACCAGAGAATGTACCACCAGATTTAGGCATACCACCGAGAGTACTCAACGCTGCACTTGCTGAGGTGCTACCAGTACCCCCCTGTGAAATACTTAGAGCAGTAGTAAGACCTGTTAGACTGGTAATATCACTATTTGCTCCAGAGGATGCACTACCCGAAACATCGGTATTCGTAAGTACTATATTACTTGTTAGAGATTTACCATTAATTGTTAATGATGTTGGTACTGTGCCTGCGATATCTGATTGAGCTAAAACGATATCACTTGAAAGTACTTTGTTATTAACTCTTCGCGTTTGGGGTACTAACGGTATTGTTAACCCGGTAAGAGATTTAATAGTACTGTTTACACCGTTAATATCGGTGTATGCATACATCCCCCATGCACCCCATGAAATAACACCTGAACTGTTTGAATATCCGGTGCGGGTATAAAAATCGTTCGTGTTATACCTGTAGTACATTTGCGTACAGCTGTTAACGTGAGTTGCCGAGTTTTGCAGTACTACTAATGTTCCCGCAAATTGTACTGGATAATTCAGTACTGCTGTTGCGTTAGCATTTAGTGTTTGCTGATAATAACCCTGTACAGTACCGTCTAAATCGTTCAGGTCAGTACCTACTGGGATAATTCCACGACTAGGTAATGCACCTACATCATCTGCATTTAACGTGATGTCACTGGCTAATGAAATCCCATTTAATTTACGGGTATTAGGTACTGCTGACACGTCATCGGCATCTAATACGATATTTGCAGAAAGCGGTTTCGAGTTCACGGTTACTGTTTTCGCTACCCCGCCGAGGTTTGAGAGTGCAGTACTTGCTACGGTTGCCCCAGTACCGCCACCAGAAATTGGTATTGCTGTAGTCAGTCCAGTAAGAGACTTGATAGTACTGTTCACGCCTGCACTGGTAATATTTGCAGTACGAACCCATGCAGACCAGGTTACAACACCACTGCTATTACTTGTGCCAGTCCTGTTCCAGATGTCATCACTACTGGCAGGGTAATAAACCTGAGTACAACTGTTCGCGTGAGTTACGCCACTCTTCAGAACAAACAATGTACCACCTACGGCAACCGGATAACCTAAAGCCGTTGTTGCGTTAGCAGTTACTGGTTGCTCATATAATCCAAATACAGACCCGTTCAGAGTATTCAGGTTCGTGCCTGCCACGATAGTTCCGTAGTACGGCATTGCTGATACATCCAGGGCACCCAGTACTAAATCATCGCTGAGTACTTGCCCGTTGATCGTTCTTGTCGTTGGTACTGCTGATACGTCTGCTGCGTTCAGAACAATGTTGGTACTTAAAGGCTTAGAGTTCACGGTTACGGTTTTAGCAACACCGCCCAGGTTTGAAAGTGCAGTTGCAGCAACGTTTGACCCAGTACCACCCTGTGCAACACTAAGTGCAGTGGTTAAGCCAGTGATACTTGTAATATCTGAGTTAGCACCTGATTTAGCACTACCGGAAATGTCAGTATTTGAAAGTACTACGTTTGATGAAAGTGGCTTTCCGTTAACAGTGGTTGTTTGTGGAACACCATTAAGGTTTTGCAGTGCCTGTGTATTCGTAACTGCCCCAGTACCACCAGAACTGATCGGTAATGCAGTACTCAACGTTGCAGATGAAGCGTTAAGACCACCAGTAATCGTCAGGTTGCCAGTACTGGAAAGTGTCAGAGCATCAGAACTATCGGTAGTTGCACCAGTGGCTAATCGATAGTTTCCGGCCTGTACGGTTTCATGAAAGATGGTATCTCCAGTACCGCCACGCATTTTACGTAGATAAGATTTAGAACCTGCGGCTGATGATGATAGCGATGTATGCCCATACAAAGCCGCCGATACACCATCCTGGTTAATCGTGTTGTTTACTGTCGCTACGCCAGTAACAGATAAGGTACTGGATAGTGATAATGTTGTTCCTGACAGGCCACCTGTCAGAGTACCGCCCGTCTTTGGTAGACCATTCAGGTTACTGAGTGCTGTAGCGGCTACAGAACTACCAGTACCACCATTTGATACAGGCAGGATTCCTGAAACGCCCTGTGTTGCACCTGCGTTAAGTACTGGTTTATTAGCTGTGCTGTATACCTGATCGTATACGGTACTATCAGTATTCTTAATGTACAGACGTGGAGTACCTGATTCAGTAACGACCATCTGTGCTTTACTCATACCACCACCATCTACAAGGCCAACACCAAGTAGATCAACACCGCCAGGATTCATCGTATTTGTAACTGGTACTTTAATGAATGAATTACCGCCGTCTGATTCATAATGCGGTACGGTAATACCATCAGCACCTACCCCAAAATTACCCAGTACTAATGGGAATTGATCATCAATCGTTCCCTGACGAACGATAGAATCAGGCGTAAAAGTCCAGGTACGCCCGTATACTTTATTAATGTCTGCGTCATCCTTTTGTGCAGTAATACGCCCATTAAGAATAATGTAGTTCTGGCGTAGTGATGTCTGGCTTTCATAAAGACTGAACTTCAACTGAAATGAACGATTTACAGCGTATGCATTGCTGAGGAACATATGACCTGTATTTGTTGGTACATAATTTACTACAATGCTGATGTTACTGATTTTAAGACCACCAGTGATGATGCTAGTAAATTCCTGATCATATGTTTCAATTGTTTGTGTGGTACTGTTGATTTTAACTTCTGGAAATGCAGCCAGGTTATCAATAATCGTATAGATAGATGTTGGGTATGTATTATTCAGATCAGTACTGTAGGATAGCAACGTGCGGTTGCCGAGCATGATTCCTGCCATTATTGTTATTCTCCATTATTTGTTGCACGTGCAATGTAATTAATCTGGCACGTTGTCATAATGGTATTTATGGCTGTATCCGGGTCGGTATCATCGACTACTGAGAGTAGTTTCAATGAACTAACATTAATGCCCTTCTCTAACAAACCAGCAACTAATTCAGTACTGAATAATACTGAATGTACTGAATCCATTGTTTGTTGTGCTTTTGATTCACTCTGCGATGTAACCAGCACATCCATTGTCATCATTACAGAATGTCTAGTACTGTATTCCAGTTGTTCGTATTGTTCGGTTACATTGCTGATCATCAGTATGTAATCACTGGATGTCTGAATATTTGCTTTGGTAGCTTTACGTACTTTAAGTCCTACAGAAACAAAAAGGTCTGACACATGATTTTTAATGATTGAAACATTCATGTAATCAGACCCCTCTGTAGTAAACGTTACATAAGCCTGACAAATCATCAATGATGTTATAAATCTCGTATTGAACATTATTCAGTACAAAAGAATCATCATAAGCGATTTGATCACGGCGGCATGTAAAATAATTTTCTGTTGTTTGTATAAGTCCTTCGGTAGTTTGAATTGCTATTTCGGACTGTTCGAAAATGGCAGTAATAGTACTGCCATTGTCTAGTATTAAAGGTTCACCAAAACTGTTAATCAGAGCATCCATACTTTGCGTATTAAATGCTCTCATCGGATTAGGCCAGTTTGATTACGCGGAATGCTTCTGGATTGGTAAGTACTACGGCAAAATCATGCCAGACACGAGCAACAATTGCACCTTGTGCCCTTTTGCTGGTCTGGTCTAAATCCAGTTCCATATCACCCCAGGAACCAATAGCTACTTTGCTAAAGTCACCCAGAATAATGAAGTTCTGACCAGCCAGTACTTTAGAATCAAAGGCAGGTACACCACACAGATCGCCATCGTCGAACAGGTACACAGCGGCGGTATTTGCACCACGCAGAGTACTACGCAGAGTAGCTTTGGTCTGTGGAGACATTACAGCGGAAATAGAACCGAACGCGACACCTTCATCGCCCAGAGCACCCTGTGCGGCTACGATGTCTGCATAGGTATATGCATCTACAGTTTCAACCTTGCCTGCGGCCTGTACTGCTGCAACAATTTTCTGCATTACGATGGTTTCCAGACGCTGAGAGAAACCAGCAACGATTGCTTGAGTTACAATTGATTCAATCTGAGGGCATGATTTCAGTACTGACCTGGAGAGAGGGACGCTGCCACCATATGTGGTTGGCTTCATTAGGACACTTGTAAAATTTGGGTCTACTTCTGGACTTGCACCATTTTCTGGTACTTCATCAAAGCCCGCCGCAAAATCCGCTGAAAGTTTCGGCAGACTAATTTCAGAGGTCAGACCGGAATATGTCTGTACTGGCAGATTTTTCAGAACACCTTGATCACGCAGTACATCAATAAATGCACCGTACAGTACATCAGTGTGAATAACGTCCTTTGCACTAGTAGTGGTTACACCAGCACGAATTGAACTTACCAGATCGTTTTCACGAATAATTACACCGCGTTTACCATCGGTAGTTACGCCACCGTCCATCATTGAACGCAGTAGAGAGTTAAGGGAAAATTCCATTTTGTTAGCATCCTTGATAATGGGTTTATTTTTAATTTGTTGGCGAAACGCATCAATGCTTAAGCCGGATTCGATTGCCTTATTCGTAATTTCAGCGTGGATATTAAATGCACGTGAAATAGCATTAATTTCGGCAATACGTTTTTGATCCTCTTCGGCCTGTTCTTCTGGTTCTTCCTGAACCTGTTCCTGAACGGCTGAATCATCATTTTGTTCTTCTGGTTCCGGCTGCTCGCCATCACCAGTACTGTCATTACTATTTATCGTTTCCGTTTCGGTAATGATTTCGGGATTAAACTTAGAAGTATTAACAGTACTTTCAGTATTTTCATCGGGTTCATTTTCAGTTTCCTCGTTTCGTTCCTCTTGTTCGGATGGTTGCTCGTCTTTATTTTCGGATTCAGGTACTTCTGGTTCCTGCTCTTCTTCAATAGAACGCCCTACACCCACAAAATCATCGGCTGGTACTGATACCATGCTGATTTCGTATGGTTCCCATTTGGTAACTAATAGGTTTTCACCTTCAATTCGATAATCGAGAATGGAATAACCTACGCTGACCTTTGACAAAGTATTTTCACGTACCATTTCGAACTTTTCAGCACCCATACCAACTGAACTGAAACGCACTAATGCACGGCCTACATGGTCAGCATCAATACTGGCTGACTCAATAACACCGATATGATTATCAAAGTTGTGGTTATAAAGCAGAGCGGCCTTATTCTGTAGTCGTTCTAGATTGACGTTCTCAGGATTATGCAGAAGGATTTCGTTATATTCCTGACCACCGATAGTACGTACTACTGGATTTTCAGAACTGAAAGCTAACAGTACTGTACGGTCGTTATTATCAGAGAGTACGTCACTCGTTAACGTCATCTCCCGTTTTTGGTTCTTGAATTTCATTTGAACTGTCCTTGTTCATTGTTTCTGTTTTATTTATCTCCGCTTCTCGTTTAAGTTCTTCAAATACGTGCTGAGGCTCCATGCCTAAATCACGGATAATTTGGGACTTACTTTTGACTCCCATTTCTAATAGTACTTGCTCGTACTGAGCATCTTTATTAGGATCAAGCGAGACTTGCTTAACTGTAATGAAAGTACTGTTCGCGATATTCTCAAAGTTCGTGAAACTGAGTTCTTTAAGTTCAGACACCATGATTCTTTTAATGAACTCACGGTAGATAGGCTTTAAGACTTTCGAAATAAGTAGATTAGAACGAGTTTTAAACCCTTCACGACTGATACGGTCTGCCATTTTTGCAGCACTGAATGACGCGTTTTGTGTATCGCCAGTTAACATGGATTTTGGTACTGATAATCCAGTACTGATAGTTGTTAGAACAGCGTCTGAAAACTCAGTAATTTTGTCTGTACCTGCCTGCGGGTTCAGAGTCTGGATCTGCTGCCCTGGGGCCAGTTCTTTAATACTGCCCGGTTCAAAGTGTTCTATGTATTCACGCTGTTCTGTTTCACCGTCTAAGAGTTCATCCTGATTGTTGTCAGTATTGGTAATAAATGCCATCGCTGAGCTTGCAACCTTCTTTTGCAATACAGACGCTTCGTTATAACTGTTGAAATCTTCCAGGGTCTTAATGACTGCAATACAGTCCGGGAAACCTCGTTCCTGTCCTGGGAATTCTGGGATGAAGTAATGCAGAATCTCACTGGCTGGTACACGTTGAGTACTATTGGTCTGAATCGTGTAGTTCAACGGGTTAATATCGGCTACGTGATATGCCAGTACTCGACCGTGCTGATCACGCTCTATCCCATTACTGATGTACGAACCATTTTTCAGTAGCTCGTTTTTAGTACTGGGAATACGACTGGCATCGATAATCGATACCTGTAGTTCATCACCGTCTGTATGTAGTCGAACAAAACATTCACCATCGGTAGCTCTTGCACGCTCTACCAGTTGTTGAAAGATGTCGAATGACAGAGAACCATCAGTACTAAAGCGGTTTGCATCTGATGCCCACTCGTAAAACAGCTTGTCTAAGCGGTCTGCCAGTACTGGATCAGTTTGACCATCGAGGCCAATTGGTGAAGGTCGAACGGTGATACCGTCTGCACCCGCAACGGTCGAAGAACTCAGTGATACGTAACGCCGTGCATACGGGTTCTGTAGTACCAATGAACGGCTTGCATCACGTAGCGATGTTAGAGACTGTCTCAGTACTGCATTGATGTTGACGTTCTGAACACCAGTACCATAAGAGCCAATAATCTTTGTTGGTAGTCCAGTTAGTGAACGGCTATGAGATTTGAATTCAGTACTGGTAGGTTGATATTTACGGGATTGTTTGGCTGGTTTAGGGGCTGGTACTGCGGGTTGTTCAATTTGCCGTTTGTTAAAAGGCCACACCTTGTGATCTCCATATTAGCGGCAATGAATAGTACTTTTGAAAAAGCCTTTATTGCCTGTTGTTAGTTTGCGTTTCAGGTCGTTGACCTGTTTAGTGATACTGTTTTTCAGACTAAGCAATGTATTAAGATCTTCTTTAACAAGTGTCTTATTATTGATGGTCAGTGTATGTGTATCACCGTTAATTCTGGCTGAGATGATTTGATTAATGTCATCAAGCTGGGATTGCAGTTCTGTTAATCTGTCTGTCTGAGCCATTGGATCAATGACGGTGACAGTACTAATACTCAGTTCACCATTGTTGTTATATACGACTGAGTAATAACCCGGCTTCCATTGTGAGGAATCGATAGTTACTGTTTCAGTATCGTTCTGTGTAGTGTGTGTGTACTGAGTAAGAGTACTATTTCCGATTTTAATTGTGCTATTAGGTGGCAGTACTTCGTGAAGTACTTCACCAATATAAATTGTTTCTTTCATTCTTATTTATTCCTTAGCCGAACCATGATTTGCCAATACTCTTAGCAGGTGGTTTAGTGGTTGTTTTACGGGTTGCGATTGTTCAGTACTGATAGTTTCGGTACGTTTGCTGCCGCGATACTCCCGTAACTTTTTGAACGGTTGACCGCCTAGTTTACTTAGAGCCAATTTCATCATGCAAAGGCTGTAGACAAGCGTATCAAGTGCCTCGTTACGACGGCCTGTGATCTGCTTCCATCGAACACCACTACCAGAACGTTCTAAGTTCTCTGCTGTAACCTGTTCGAAATAGTCATCAGGTAGATCGTGTGCAAACCGTAGCGTAAGTGGTGCATCTGTTTTACCTGCAACTGCGTTGTTAAGTAGGCTGCGTACCCAGTTCTTACCCTCGTGTACGTTCAGCATGTAGAACTGACGGCCTTCTGAGGTACTGCGTTTGAACAAGTCACCTTTGGTATTCGAGCTGCCCTTAATCATTTCGAACTTCTTATACTGCTGACAGAAACTGTGTACTGTCTGCATTGCACGTCCGTTACCACCGTCAACAGCTACTTTCAGTACTGGCAATTCACGCCCGGATACTGTTTTGAAACGTTGATTACAAAACGTCGCAAGGTCTGAATATGCTTTTGCACCTTTGATCTCACAGTTAGGGCTATAGAAATAACGATGACCGAGTACGAATAGTTCTGTTTCGTTGAAACCTAATACAGTTGCTTCAAGTCGGTCTAATTGTTGATCACAACCTACGACAATTCCCAGTACTGAATCTGGTATATTCTTTAAATCGAATGAATCATCACGTAAGTTCTCTAATGCTATATCGTCAATTTCTTCTTGTAGGTCTGAATAATGAAGTCCGAGTACTGTATTGTAAAATGACTGGTAGTTGTATTCGAACCACGCTAGTTCAAACTCTTTGGCAATAGCCTGAATAGTACTATTAGGACTGTATAGGCGGTTAATATAGAATCCTGCTGTGTCCGTTACAGATGGGTTTTGGGCAATCCAACGTCCACCAGCTACCATCTTAATACGCTGTGATTCTGTTATTTCACTGTTGCATTCTGGGCAGTGTAATTTTGCAGTACTGGAATCTGGAATATCTCGCTTGCCGTTCTTCTTCCAATCGAATTTTACGTTTTCCCATTTCAACGTGTGTTCATGCTGGCAGTGTATGCACTTAACAAAGTATTCTCGTTGGTCTGAGTTCTGATATTCAACATCTATTGCATCGCCTGAAAATGTAGGAGTACTTGAAATGAGGATTTTGGCTTCCTGTCCGAAGTCAGTAGCCCTCTGCTCTGATAAGCGGATCGGGTTCCCCTCTTCTGAGTGCTGATCGATTGCAGATACTTCATCAAGTATGATTCGCTTGAGGGTTTTACCGCGTAGTGCTTTAGCAGATCCGAGAGTCATGAAATACAAGAAAGAACCGTCTTTTAGTTCTGTCTGCTGTTGGTTATTTGCTTTCGTCTTGTCGTTCTTGTCTGTGACTAAATCATTAAGTACTGGTACAGCTTCAATCGTTTTATCAATCTTCGCTGACTTCCACTGTTTTAATTCTGATAATGAACTCTGTGCAATACCGATGTTGCTCGAATCAGTACCCATCCAATAGAACAGTGCTGAATTGAGTAGAGTAGTCTTTGCTATCTGGGCACTAGTTTTATAAATAACTTTTCGGTACTGGTCAGACTCAATAATATCTAACATCTCTTTCTGAAATGAATATAGCTTTAACTTCTGTCCGGCTGCTGCACCATCAGGGAGTACTAAATGAGTCTCAGCCCATTCACTGGGCTTTAACTTCTGTGGAGGTTTGATTATTGGCACTGCATATTTCAGTACTGTTATTGTCTTGTTCATTTTGTCCGGCATCCGTTCCTTGCTTGCCTTGTTCGTCCTCTTCTGGTACTTCGAATTTCATATCACCGATTTCATTCAGCATTTCGTCAATTCTGGCCTGCAATACTCTTTTTACTTTCAGTACTGAATCTTGTTCAAATACTTCGTGTTGAATCTTGTTCGGTAGTGACCGAATGTAGTCACGCAATGTTTTAAAGTACTGGGTAAGTTCTTTATGAACTTCGTCGGCTTCGATTAGTTGATCCAGTTTTAACTTTACTTCGGCTTCGGCTAAATCTGCTTCTGCCTGCATTTTGCGTAGTCGTGCCTGGTCGA